GCGCATCTTCACGCATTGGTGGACGGTGAATAAATGCAAACCCATTTGCAAGCGGCTGAAAAAACCGCAAACGGAACCAAGTACCGGATCGCTTTCTGCGGCATCACCGATATGCTCAGCCCAAACGGGGTGCTGATTGTTGACCCGAAAGAATCCAAAACCACACGATTCATGTGCGAAAAATGCGTCAAGGTGATGAACAAGAAGCAGTAACGGGACGAGCCAAGCCGAGTGCGGCAAAGCTCCGACTGATCGGGCGTCGGATACAAGGCAGGTATTCGGTTAGCGTAAAAGACATCGCCCGAACCATGAGGATGAGTGAGAGCAACGCAGAGCGATACATGTGCTTGCTTGAAGATGCTGGAGTTGTTGAATTTTGGTACCAAGGCCGGGATCGGCGGTACTATTACCGAATAAGGAGAGACTGATGAATCTCGATAACTTTTCTCAAATCACTAAGGTGCTGCGCACAGAGTACGGGTTGGATAGCACCGACGCGCTGATCATTAACGAGTTGATGCGGATGCGAGGGCATGGCGACGTGCCTACGATGACCCTGATAAAAAATTTCAGTGAAGCATCACAAGCTACTACGCATACGCGAGTAAAGAAGTTAATTAAAGCTGGTTGGATTTCTCGGATTGGCGACGAGGAGAACCTACGCGTACGCAAATTGGTCCCCACGGAAAAAGCTCTAAACATGGTCCGGCATCTAGGCTCGGTACTATGATCATTACCGTCGATTTTGAGACGTACTACGACAAGGCGTACTCCCTGTCCAAGATGACGACAGAGGAGTACGTACGTGCCGATGAGTTTGAGGTTATCGGGGTCGCGGTAAAGGTTGATGACGGGGAGACCGCGTGGTTCTCGGGGAGTATGGACGAGACGCGCAAGTTTTTGCGAGGGTTCGATTGGGCTAACTCGCTGGTGCTGGCGCACAACACGATGTTTGATGGGGCAATCCTGTCATGGCGATTCGGCATTACCGCAAAAGGATGGCTCGACACACTATGTATGGCACGTGCGATCCACGGGGTCGATGCGGGAGGTAGTCTCAAAGCACTGGCAGAACGGTATAACCTTGGGGAGAAAGGCACCGAGGTACTCGATGCGCTGGGCAAGCGTCGAGCCGACTTCTCTCAAGAAGAATTGGAGAATTACGGAAGATACTGCCGTAACGATGTGGCGTTGACTTACGATCTGTTCCAAGTTTTATTGGGGCCGTTCCCCAAGAAGGAGCTTAAAGTCATCGACACTACTCTAAAGATGTTCATCGACCCCGAGCTTGAACTAGATACGGCGTTGCTGGAGCAGCATTTGGCTGACGTGAAGGCCAAGAAGGAGCGGTTACTAGAGGCTGCGAACGCAGATAAAAAGACGTTGATGTCCAACGATCAGTTCGCTGATTTACTGAAACATCTTAAAGTAATCCCTCCACGCAAGATCTCCGCCCGTACTGGAAAAGAAACTTGGGCGTTTGCGAAAACCGACGAGGAGTTCAAAGCGTTAGCCGAGCATGACGACCCAAGAGTTCAGGCGCTGGTGTCAGCGAGGCTGGGCACTAAAACAACTTTGGAAGAAACCCGCACCCAACGGTTTATTGATATAAGCAAGCGGGGCAAGCTACCTGTACCCATCAAGTATTACGCCGCGCACACTGGACGGTGGGGTGGTGACGACAAGATCAACTTGCAAAACTTGCCAAGCCGGGGGCAGAACGCCGGTAAGCTGAAAGCCGCTATCAAACCCCCGGAGGGGTACGTGATAATCGACTGCGACTCAAGCCAGATCGAAGCGCGGACGGTGGCGTGGCTGGCAGGGCAGACTGCTTTGGTGCGTGCGTTCGACAGGGGAGAGGACGTATACAAGATCATGGCTGCTGCTATCTACAACAAAGCAGAAGACGAAATCTCCAAAGATGAGCGATTTGTAGGCAAGACCACAATCCTCGGTGCCGGATACGGCATGGGCGCAGTCAAGTTCCAAGCGCAGCTAAAGACGTTTGGTACTGATATAGAACTTGATGAAGCTAAGCGCATTATCGAGGTGTACCGCACTACGTATGCCAAGATCCCGAAACTGTGGAGCCAAGGGCAGCGGTGTATCGAGGCTATTATTACCGGCAACGCCTCTAGCTTTGGCGATGTAGACGCAGTGCAGTTTGATCCAAGGGAATACGGATTTAAGCTCCCCAGCGGGTTATGGCAACGATACGAGGGGCTGACCAAAGTAACGGACGCTGAGGGTAAGGAGCAGTACGAGTACAAGACCCGTAAGGGACCGACCAAGATCTACGGCGGTAAGCTGGTAGAGAACATCTGTCAAGCAGTTGCCCGGTGTGTGATTGCCGAACAGATGCTCAAAATCAGCAATAAGTACCGCGTGGTATTGACGGTTCACGACGCAGTTGCTTGTATCGCGCCTGTAGAAGAAGCCGCAGTGGCGCAAGCCTACGTGGAAGAATGTATGCGATGGCGTCCAGACTGGGCGCAAACACTACCGTTAAACTGCGAGTCAGGAGTAGGGAGTAATTATGGCGAATGTTAAATGGTCGTACTCGGCGCTTGATTCGTTTAAGCTGTGCCCGCACAAGTATTACCGGATTAAGGTAAAGAAAGATGTTGTGGAGCCGTATCAGGAACACCTGCATTTCGGCACGAAGGTACACAGTGCAGCCGAACACTTCATCAAAGACGGCACTCCGATCCCCGTGCAGTACCAAGAAATGCTGGCCCCGCTCACTAAGCTACGGGACATGGACGGCGAGAAGCTGTGCGAGTACAGGATGGGGATGACACGGGATCTGCAACCGTGTAAGTTCTCCGATAAAAATGTTTGGTGGCGTGGAATTGCCGACTTGATTGTGCTGCGTGGCGATAGCGCCTACATCGTTGACTACAAAACAAGCAAGTCCGCTAAATACGCCGACACCAAGCAGTTGGAGATCCTGTCGCTGGCAACCTTCAAACACTTCCCACAAGTCAAACGGATCAAGGCGGGGCTGTTGTTTGTGGTTGCCAACGAATTCATTAAGGCCGAATACAATAAAAGCAGTGCCGGGGCGCAGTGGCTGAAGTGGATTGAGGACGTAAGCCGACTGGAAAAGGCGATGGAGCTAAACGTGTGGAACCCGCGCCCCAACTTCACCTGCGCCCAGTATTGCGCGGTGAAGGACTGTGTGCATAATGGCAAAGTTACTTATTAGAGGTGTGCGATGCCGTACAAGAACAAAGCTGACCGGAACTACGACCATGAGTATGAGTCGTATCAAGGCTCCGAGCAACAAAAGAAGAACCGTGCCCAGCGTAACGCGGCCCGACGCAAACTGCTACGCGAAGGCAAAGTACGTAAGGGCGATGGCATGGACGTAGCCCATACGAAGGCTATCGACAAGGGGGGTTCCACGAAGGACGGAGTTCGTGTAGAATCCAAAGCGAAGAACAGATCGTTTCGCAGGGACAGCAAGGGCAACCTCACGTCCGAACGTAGCAAGCGCGAAGCAAAGTAGTACGCAGTACAACTAGAGCAGTTTCTGGGCTGAGAGTGGAAATACCACTTTCGGCCTGTCGGCGTATGGGGAAAGAGTGCAAATCATAGACGATAAAGCGTTGCTGCTAAGGGTCAGAGAACCCAACCGCATAACAACCGTCATCCCGAAGTCCAAGGTGCTGGATTCAGGCGAAGTGCTGGTCAAGTGGGGGCTGGAAGAAGCGCAGGTGCTAAAGAATCTGCGCATCAAGAATGTACCCTCCCCGATTAGCGCCAAGTACGCATGGCCGGGGTTGTATAAACCGTTTGACCATCAGAAGAAAACCGCATCGTTCCTGACCTTGCATCGACGGGCGTTTTGTTTTAACGAACAGGGCACCGGCAAGACTTCAAGCGTTATCTGGGCTGCGGACTACCTACTGAATGAAGGGCACATTAAGCGGGTGCTTGTGCTTTGTCCGTTGTCGATCATGCAGTCAGCATGGGGAGCGGACCTATTTAAGTTCGCTATGCACCGGACAGTAGCTATAGCCCATAGCTATTCCAAAGAGCGGCGCGTCGAGGCGATTAAAAGCGATGCAGAGTTCGTTATCATTAACTACGACGGGGTGGAGATTATCCGAGACGAGATCGAGGCTGCGGCTTTTGATCTGATCGTGGTCGATGAAGCAAACTCCTACAAAAACGTCAGCACAAAACGATGGAAGGCGCTGGCCAGTTTAATTAGAGCCGACACTTGGGTTTGGATGTTGACCGGTACCCCGGCCTCGCAGTCACCGACGGACGCTTACGGACTTGCCAAGCTCATCGTGCCGAGCAGAGTGCCCAAGTTTTTCGGCGCGTTCCGTGACATGGTGATGCTCAAGATCACACAGTTCAAGTGGGTGCCCAAGCGCAACTCAGAAGAAACAGTACACGATGCGCTGCAACCAGCAATACGTTTTACGAAGGAAGAGTGCCTCGACCTTCCGGACATGACCTACGTGAACCGGGACGTACCACTGACTGCGCAACAAAAGAAATTCTACGAAGCCATCCGTAAGAACATGATGACGGTAGCAGCGGGTGAAGAGATCACCACGGTCAACGCAGCCGCGAATCTGAACAAGCTCTTGCAGTTGTCAGGTGGCGCAGTCTACTCCGATACTGGGGAGGTAGTTGCGTTCGATGCGAAGAACCGCATGGAAGCACTGATCGAGGTGATCGACGAGGCGAGTCATAAGGTGATCGTGTTCGTGCCGTTCAAACACGCGATTGAGATCATCTCGGACGAACTTAAGAAGCGTAAGATTGCAGCCGAGGTCATCCACGGTGGAGTCAGCGCCGTTAAGCGCACCGAGATTTTTGCGCGGTTCCAGACGGAACCCGACCCTCAAGTGCTTGTGATCCAACCACAAGCCGCCGCACATGGTGTGACGCTACACGCCGCGAATGTCGTAGTATGGTGGGGGCCGATCACCTCCATCGAAACATACTTGCAAGCCAATGCACGAGTGCATCGCGCTGGGCAACGCAACCCCTGTACGGTGGTGCATCTACGAGGAAGCCCTGTCGAGCATCGTGTCTACAAGATGCTGTCAGAAAAAGTGGACATCCACACGAGGGTCATAGACCTTTATAAAAATGTGATCGAAGATACTTGACAATGTAAACCACACCCTTATAATAGGGGTTCCTTTTACAAGCGAAGGAGAGTGCAGTGATCGAAGAAACAGAGGCGTGTACCGCCGACAAACTCACAAAAGTCTACGTCAAGATTCGTGAGCGACGTAGGGAACTTGCTAAGCAGGACAAGGAACTGGAAGAGCAATTAGACATAATTGCCAAACAGTTATTGGAGATCTGCAAAGAGCAGGGTGCCTCTACGATACGCACCGAATACGGAACCGTCTCAAGAAGAACGTCCAAGCGGTTTTGGCCTACCGACTGGGATGCTTTCTATAAATTCGTCAAAGACCAAGACGCCATGCAGTTGCTGTACCAACGCATCAACACGGCGAACATGGAGCAGTTTCTCGAAGAGAACCCCGATCTACATCCTCCGGGGCTAAACGCGGATGTGTCTCAAACAGTTGTGATTGTCAAACGCTAAGGAGAGCGCAATGGAAAACCAACACCGAGAAATTAAGGGGTGCCGTGAACTCAATGAGCACGAGATCGCTTGCATAAACGGCGTGAAGGAACTGGCCGCAAAAGTCGGGGAACTCATCGTATCGCTAGACCAGATGGACGAAACGGACAAACGTTGGGTCGCCATCGCCAAAACTGACCTACAAAAAGGTTTTATGTCCCTCACCCGCGCAATCGCACAACCCACTACTTTCTAAGGAGCAACAAATGAGCAACGAACTCGCAGTGCTGGACCAAGGGCTTCCTTCCTACCTAAAGGAACTTCAACTGGATGACGCTACCAAAGCCCTGATGGGCGGCTCAAGCGGCGGTGAGTCCAAGAGGATTTCCATCAAGGGCGGTGTGTGGCGCATGATGGTCAACGGCAAAGAAGTCGCCAAGAACGAAGATCGCGCTATGAATGTGGTGATCGCAGCCGCAGCCGAGAAGGTATCGCGCACGTTCTACGCTAAGCAGTATTCCGAAGGCGGTGAAGTTACTGCTCCCGACTGCTGGTCGGCCAATGGGGATACACCCAGTGACAAGGCTAAGAACCCACAAGCTAAGCGGTGTTTCGATTGCCCGCAGAACGCTAAAGGTTCCGGTCAGGGCGAGAGCCGTGCATGCCGCTTCAGTCAAAGGCTGGCAGTCGTATTAGCCAACGACATTGGTGGCGACGTGTTTCAGCTTACCCTTCCGGGGGCATCAATTTTCGGTAGCGGCGAAGCTGGTAAATGGCCGTTGCAGATGTACGCAAAGATGATTGGCAGCAAAGGCGTGCCGGTCACGGCGGTAGTGACTGAGATGCGGTTCGACACCAGCAGCGCGACGCCCAAGCTTACGTTCAAACCGGTTCGTGTGCTGGAGCCACACGAGCATGAGACAGTCATCCAGCAAGGGGCGTCCCCCGCAGCGAAACGCGCTATCACTATGACGGTCGCAGAAGCGGACGGAGTAAAAGCTGCCCCGAGGCTGGAGGCTAAACCGTCAGCGCAGGTAGCGGAAGAGGTCGAAGCTGTAGAAGAGCCGGTAAAACGAGCCGCAAAGAAAGATGAAGCACCGGCAGAAAAGAAAGACCTGAGCAAGATCCTTGACGAGTGGGATGATCAGTAATGCCTACTGGCTATTCACTGACAACCATCAAGACGATTGACGATGCAGATCAGAAGCTACTGGGAGTGCGCCTCGCGCAGCTATGTGTGCGGCTCGACATCCCCGTAAAAGACATAGCCAAATATTTCGGTGTTAGTCGCGTGACCGTGTACAACTGGTTTAGCGGCGTGTCTGTTGTTTCCGATAAGCACCAAGATCGTATGAGTGAGCTAATAAAGAAGTTAGCTTGAAGGTTTGAGGGGGCTAGGTTCGCTACCGAAAAGGGTGTCGCCGTCACGCCCCTGCCCAACCTCTCTTTGACGGCGCGTTAAGGACGGCCATGCTTTCACGCAAGGAGTTTTTACAATTAATACTCCCGCCTCTGGACGAAGGGGAGTGCTACTTTAGCTGGGGTCTAAAGATAGTCAACAACCGGGAAGTAGTTAAGCAGCGCCCCGCGATTGACCTTGATGATCTCGATGCGAAGTCCACAGCCCTTGGGGATGAAGGCTTTAACGTATTTTTTGCGGTGGCGAAGTTTGCTGCTGCCAAAAATGGGCGGTTTGCTGCAAATGCGGTATCTCTGAAGAGCTTTTTTATTGACCTCGATTGTGGTCCCGGTAAGCCATACGACACGTTGGAAGATGGGCTAGTCGCACTCAAAGCATTTTGTAGGACGCACAAACTTCCACGCCCGACATTGATTCGATCCGGGCGGGGTGCGCATGTCTACTGGGTGCTTGAAGAAGCCATGCCACGCACCGAGTGGAAGCCGTTAGCTGAGCAGCTAAAGAAGCTGTGTACCGCAGACAAGTTTGATATTGATTACGCAGTTCCCGCCGATGCTGCACGGGTGCTGCGAGTACCGCTCACGCTGCACGTAAAAGATCCGACTAATCCGATCCCGGTAGATTTTCTGTATGTAGCGCCGCCCGTAGCCAATGAAGTTATGGCGGAACTCCTCAAGCCAGATGAGGACGTACTAGAGGCACTGACAAAGACGTTTCAGAAACGCCCGCTGGACCCGGTAACACTCGCCCTGATGGGGTCAAGCCAGTCTCGGTTCAAGACCATATTGATTAAATCGGTAGAAGGCACCGGCTGCGCACAGATAGCGAACATCTACGAGAACCAATCCACGATTGACGAGCCACTATGGCGGGCGGGACTGTCGATTGCGCAGCAATGTGTGGACAGAGACAAAGCAATCCACGCGATCAGTAAGGGGTACCCGGAGTACAACGCCGAGGATACCGAGAGGAAAGCCAACGAGACAAAGGGTCCATACACCTGTGAGACGTTCAAACGCTTAAACCCGAGCCTGTGCGAAGGCTGCACACTCAAGATCACGTCCCCCATACAACTTGGGAAAGAGATCGTAGAGGCAACCGAAGAGGACAGCAAGGTCGTCGGGGTCGAAGCTGCTACACAGGAAGTAAAAGAATATGTAGTCCCGAAGTATCCGTTCCCATTCTTCAGGGGCAAGAGCGGGGGTGTGTTCATTCGCAGCAAAGATGCGGACGGAAACGACAAAGACGAAGTTGTTTATCCATACGACTTTTACGTCGTCAAACGAATGCTGGACCCGGACGCCGGGGAGACTTTGCTTTTGCGGCTGCACTTACCCAAGGACGGGGTGAGGGAGTTCATCATGCCGCTGGCATCGGTACTGGCAAAAGACAAGTTTAGGGAAGCAATCGCATCCAAAGGCGTCGCCGTTTTAAGCAAGCAGCAGGACATTCTTATGTGGTACGTGACTAAGTGGGTAGAGGAGCTACAAATGAATTCTCAAGCAGAAAAAGCGCACAAGCAGTTCGGGTGGGTTGATGATAATTCAGCCATCATTCTTGGAGACCGGGAGATTCGGGCGACTGAAATCGTCTACAGTCCCCCCTCCACACCGACACTACCGCTGGTGCCGTTGTTCACCGCCAAAGGTGATTTCCACGTGTGGAAAGACATCATCAACGCATACAACAGACCCGGAATGGAGGGCCGCGCATTCGCATTCTTCATGGGCTTTGGGGCTATGCTGATGAAGTTCACGCCGCTCGATGGCTTCTTGCTCAACTTGATGAGCCGCGAGTCAGGGTCAGGCAAGACTACGGTTCTGCATGCGATCAACAGTATCTACGGCAGACCCAAAGAACTCCTGCTGTACCCAAAAGATACATACAACTCCCGCATGCAACGCTTTGGGACCATGCGTAATTTCGCCGTGACTCTGGACGAAATCACCAATATGCCGCCGGATCAAATGTCCCAACAGATTTATGACGTGACATCCAGCCGAGGTAAGAACCGGATGAGGCAGCATGAAAACGCTGAGCGCCTGAACCACACAAGCTTTGCTACCTGTGTAATTTCTTCAAGCAATAGGTCAGTCCCCGACGCGTT